GTTTTCTGGTATATCTGGTTTTTCTGGCACGTCGGGATTTTCTGGAAGTGGCATTTCTGGATTTTCTGGTGCATCTGGGATTTCAGGGTTTTCCGGAACTTCAGGGTTCTCTGGAATATCTGGTTTTTCAGGTGCATCTGGGATCTCCGGGTTCTCAGGGCTATCCGGTTTTTCTGGATCAGGGATAAGCGGCTTCTCTGGCATCTCCGGTTTTTCTGGCCGGTCTGGTTTTTCCGGGTCAGGTATTTCTGGCTTTTCTGGCGTATCTGGCTTCTCTGGCACATCCGGATTTAGCGGCTCAGGTATTTCTGGATTTAGTGGGTTCTCTGGCATATCTGGGTTCTCGGGTGCGTCAGGTATATCGGGCTTTTCAGGGAGCGGCATTAGTGGCTTTTCAGGAAGCGGAATCTCAGGTTTTAGTGGCTCAGGCGTTTCCGGATTTAGCGGTTTCTCAGGGATAAGCGGATTCTCTGGCATTTCTGGTTTTTCGGGCATTTCTGGTTTTTCTGGCCAGTCTGGTTTTTCTGGCTCTGGTCTTTCTGGGTTTAGCGGCACCTCTGGGTGGAGCGGATTTTCTGGAGCACCTCCCACAACGGTCACTGTTTCCACCAGCACCGCAACCACCGCTTATTTAACTTTTGTTACAGGAACAACGGGCAGTCAATCTGTGTTTGTCAATAGCGGCTTGACCTACAATGGAACGACAAACGCCATAACGGGCGGCGTTTCAGGAGGCGCGTTTTAATGAGATATAGCATCGTCATCCCGACGTACAACAACTGCGACAAGTACCTCAAGCCGTGCATTGACTCCATCTTCAAATGGACTGATTTGACTGATGTTGAGTTGGTCATCTCTGCCAACGGATGCACTGACAATACATTTTGGTACTTGCAATCTCTCAAGAATCAGTTTGATGCAATTGGGTTTTCCAGTCACTTCAAGGTGGTCTGGGACGACAAGCCGCTTGGGTATGCAAAAGCCACCAACGAGGGCATCAAGGTTGCGACCGGGCAGCGCATTGTTCTTCTGAACAATGACACGCTGTTCTTAGAGCAACCCAAGACTTGCTGGTTGGAGTTGTTTGAAAAGCCGTTCCAGGAAAACCCAAAATGCGGCATATCGTGTGTTATCAAGGGGGCGTCGGAGCCAGCGGGGCGTGATTTCGCAGTCTTTTTTTGTGTGATGGTTGACCGCAAAGTTTTTGACGCCATTGGTCTTTTGAACGAGGAATACGGGGTTGGTGGTGGTGAGGACACCGAGTTCTGTATTGAGGCAGAGAAGGCCGGTTTTGAGGTGCAGGAGGCGCTCTCTAAAACGTGGGATGGTACACAATACACAGGGTGGTTCCCTATTTACCATAAGGGCGAAGGCACGATGCACGACCCCGACTTGGTGAAGGGTTGGGACAATATCTTTTTGCGGAACAGCCTGAAATTAGCCAAAAAGTACAATTTCGAGTGGTATCGGTGGCGACTGTCCAATTATTGGGAGCGAGCGGTTTTTCTAAAAGGCGACCATGTATACCCTCGGGAAGTAACCCGTTACAAGTGGGCCAATGAAAATCTAATCGGCAAGAAAGTTCTGGAGATTGGCTGCTCGAACGGTTACGGAACACAATTCTTCCCGCAAGACATTGATTACACGGGTGTGGACTATGACCCGATCATTGTTGAGGTCGCAAAAGAACAGGGCTGGGGTGAGCACACCAAGTTCTTCAATGCAGACATAAATCAGTTTCCTCTTGAGCAGTATGATTCGATAGTGGCGTTCGAAGTTATTGAGCATATTGACAATGGTCTTGAGGTCGTAGAGCGCCTGAAAAAACACTGCAAGCGACTGATGATTACAGTGCCTATGAATGAGCCTGTTGGGTTTTGGGGGCCGTACCACAAGTTGCATGGGCTCAATGAGAGCCACTTCCCCGGTTTTGAGTTTAACTACATCAACGAGGCCGGAGAGATTTTGCCGATAGCTCACCCTATCAGCGACGCAAACCGTTTGAACTTGATGATTTGCCGGTGGACAAATGACTAAAATTCTTTGTTCAATTTCCACCAGGGGGCGATATAACAGTACGCTGCCCCTGGCGCTACAGGCCATCATCATGCAAACTCGGCCTGTTGATAAGCTCGTCATCTTTGACGACAACGACGAGCCGCAGGATGTGCGATCAGAATTGATCTATTCGCACTTCTTTCAGATTTTGCAAGAGAAGAACATTGCCTGGGAGTGGCTCTTTGCGGCAAAAAAAGGCCAGCATCACAACCATCAGATTGCAAATCGAATGGGTTTTGATTGGGTTTGGCGTGTAGATGATGACGCTATTCCCGAGCCGAACGTGTTGGAGAATCTTTGCAAGCACATTGCAAACGATGTCGGCGCTATTGGTGGGTCTGTTCTGACCAAACCATTTGGTCCCAAGCCAATTGAGGCAACCGGACGGATTGACATGATCAATTCCGAGCCGAACATTCAGTGGTCTTATATCAACCGAGTGCAAGAGGTAGAGCATTTGCATTGCACGTTCTTGTATCGTGCCGGTGTGTATGACTACAACACGGGTTTATCTAGAGTGGCGCACAGGGAAGAGACATTGTTCACATACGGCCTGTTTCAGAAAGGATACAAGGTTCTGGTGGTGCCTGATGCTGTGACATGGCATCTGAAAAACCCGCATGGTGGTATCCGCAGTGAGACGAACCAAAAACTATACGAGCAAGACGAAAAAATCTTCCAAAATTTCCTGGCTCATCGCGACAAGACGATTGTCGTGCTCAACTGCGGCATGGGCGATCACATTGTGTTCACTCATGTTCTGCCTGAAATCGAAAATCCAGTCATCTTTGGTTGCTATCCAGAGATAGTGCCTTGCCGGTCGATTGCAGAGGCGCAGTCGCTGTTTGGCAGCATTGACATGTTTAACGTATACGGCAAGATGGATCAGTGGAAGTGGAGGGGAAATCTTGAGGGGGCGTACAGGAGGATGTACGCATGATCTTGATTTCTCCGTACTCCAAGGCTCTCATGAGCGGAAAGCAAAATCCCAAGAATTACCCGTTCTGGGAGCAGTTGATCCCCATGATAGATGATGAGATCATTCAAATCGGAATCACTGGAGAACGGCAGCTCGTTCCCGACTTCAGGAGGGACTTGTCCGTCCAGCAGTTGCGTGAGTTGATCAGGCAGTGTGATACATGGATTGCGTGCGACAGTTTTTTTCAGCACCTGGGCTGGGATGAGGGAAAAAAGGGAATTGTTCTTTGGTCGGTGTCTGATCCGTTGATTTATGGGCACCCTGAGAACGTGAACCTTCTCAAGAGCAGGGACTGTCTACATGAGAACCAATTTTTGTGGTGGGAGTTCGTGGAACATGACCCCAATAAATTTGTTGAGCCAGAGACCGTTTTGCAAGCATTGGATGACTTGTTGCGGTTGAAAAGGTCGAAATCATTTCTAATATCTAATCAAAAGTGAGGTAAATCATGGCCCAGACTGGATACACGCCCCTGCTCATTTACGCATCTGGCACTGCGTCCAACGTGCCTTTACCTGCGAATTTGACCAGTAGCGCATCGGGTGCTGAACTTGCGCTAAATTACGCGGATGGCAAGCTGTACTACAAGGACAGCAGTGGCGTGGTTCAACTTCTTGCTAGTAACGCAACGGCGTCCAATTCAATTTCTTTTGGTACAACGGGGTTAACGCCGAGCACTGCAACGACAGGCCCGGTGACAGTTGCCGGGACGCTTGCCACAACTAACGGTGGCACGGGGCTTACATCATTTGCTTCCGGGCAATTGTTTTACGCCTCTTCCTCCAGTGCGGTCGGGCAGTCGGCAAATTTAACATTTGCAAGTAATATTCTTAACGTCCACGGGATCAATGTTGGCCGTGGCGCTGGTGCGGTGAGTTCCAATACCGCAGTTGGTGCTAGTGCTTTATCGGCCAATGCCGCAGGGTCACAAAACACGGCAGTTGGCAATGATGCGCTTTTATCCAACACTAGTGGCAACAACAACACCGCAGTTGGCAATGACGCGCTTCAGAGCAACAATGGGGGTAACGGAAATACTGCATTTGGGAGTCTTGCACTGGCTACCAACAGTTCCGGCGGCACTAACGTTGCAGTCGGCTATGCCGCCCTAAATGTGAGCACCACAGGCGACAATAACACTGCAATTGGCGCTAGTGCCGGTTCTGCCATAACTACTGGGGCAAAAAACTGTATTCTCGGCTCTTATACGGGAAATCAAGGCGGTCTTGATATCCGCACTTCCAGCAACTACATCGTTCTTTCCGATGGCGATGGGAACCCGAGAGCTTACTGGAATGGGGCGAATGCCACATTCAATGGCGGCTTGACTCTGACGGCGTACTTGAGGACTGCGGTTGCGTCTGTAACAAGTGCTTCTACCGTAACGCCAACTTCTGACGCTTCCAATCAGTACAACGTAACGGCGCTGGCCGTGCCAGCCACATTCGCGGCACCTAGTGGAACACCCGTCGACGGGCAGAAACTTGTGCTGCGGATTAAGGACGACGGTACTGCGCGAGCTTTGACTTGGAATGCGATTTATCGTGTGGTTGGCACGGTTTTACCAACAACCACAGTAGCTACCAAGACGACTTATGTGGGGTGTATTTACAACAGCGCAGATACAGTCTGGGACGTGGTTGCTGTTACAACGCAGGCTTAAATCATGATCAAGATCGATTTTCAATTTGAAACACCATACGGCAAGTTTGCCGATGCCCTCCATCTGCCTGATGACCACGGTTTGAATGAGGAACAGATTGAGGAAATGAAGGCGCAGCGTCGGGACAACTGGATCGCAGTTATTACTGCGCCCCCTGTCGAAGAAACCCCTGTCGAAGAAACCTCTGTTGAAATTTTGCAGGAGTAAACATGGCCGCTAGATTTTGGGTCGGTGGTACAAACACTTGGGACGCGACCACCACAGCTAACTGGTCTGCAACATCTGGCGGGGCTGGTGGGGCGTCTGTTCCCGGCGCTGCTGACGATGTGACAATCGACACTGCATCCATTATTGTTACTACAAATTACAACGTATCTGTAATTTCGGTGACGATTAATGCTTCCGCCGCAACATTGAGTCTTGGCGGCACGTTGACTTGTTCTAGTCCAATCACAGTCACCCAAGGAACCTTCACCACTAACAACTTCAACATCACTGCCACACAACTAAGCTCAAACAACAGCAACACACGAACGATTAACCTAGGTAGTTCTACGCTTACGTTGAGCGGTTTTATCGTCGTCAATTTTACAACGAGTACAGGGCTGACTTTTAACGCGGGAACATCAAGCATTGTTTGTTCTTCTACTGGCCCTTCTGTCGTTGGGGGCGGGCTAGCTTTTTATGACATTCAATACACATCAACTGCAATTACTAACTCGTCGATTGATAATGTCTCCTCCGCTAGAAACATTACGATTGCTGGCCGGGCATCAGCGGGCGTAAGTGGGTTTATAATCACGGCAAACACAACTATCAGCGGCACTCTGACGCTCTCCGCAGGAACAGACGCAACA